GGATGTTTGCGCATTAATTACATATGGTGATGATGCAAAGAGTTCTGTTAAAGAAGGTTATGATGAATTTAATCATATTGCTGTTGCAGATTTTCTAGCAGCTAACGATATGAAATTTACCATGCCTGACAAAACTTCTACTCCTACTAAATTCATGACTGATGAAGATGCAGATTTGCTTAAACGTAAAAATGTTTTTAATCCGGAAATTGGATTGATTTTTGGAGCATTAGCAGAAGAATCTATCTTTAAGAGTTTACACTCTGTTCTTAAATCGAAAGCAGTTTCGAATGAAGAACAATGTATGAGCAATATTGATGGAGCATTGAGAGAATGGTTTGCTCATGGACGTGAAATCTATGAACAACGCCGTTCTCAAATGCAAACAGTAGCTTTTTTAGCTGACATTTCACACGGATGTCAAGAGTTACAAACTACATATGATGATTGTGTAGCTCGCTATTGCGAGAAATATGGCATTACGCCACAGGAGGTTTAGAGACCTCCATCACGCTTCCGATCTCTATCGGTGTTATGCTTAAACAGTAAAAATAGGGATATTATATATGGATACCCAGGAACTATAATGTATATATGTTGTATATAGTCCTGAGGCTTTGTAATATTATGACGCGTATTAAAACGCAATTTCTTTTTAGAAATATATTTTGTCAATAAAACTAACATTTTTGCAAGTAATTGTGCTAAGTGGCACATTACCCAAGAAACAATATCACTTACTAACTCATATAATCAAAAACAAAATAATCAATGCTTAGCTGGTAGCTCAAACCAGTTAGAAGATGGACTTCTTCGCCCTCAATCCGGATTATTTAACGTATCTATTAATACCGGACAAAAAGAAACACAACATGAGAATGTGGCTTTTATCGATCAAAATCCTGCATGGGAATATACGGTTGATTCAACTCCAGATCCTTCATATGGAACAGCAGATATGCCAGATGCTGATTTGGGTGATTTCTTTAAGAGACCTCTTAAGATTGCTGATTACGATTGGGCCACAACCAATGGAAATTTTTTCGAAAGTTTTGATCCGTGGTCTTTATATTTTCAGAATCCACGTGTAATTAATCGTATTACCAATTTTAATAATTTAAGATGCAAATTGCACGTTAAGTTTGTTATTAATGGAAATGGTTTTCATTATGGTCGCATCATTGCAGCCTATAAACCTTTGCCTACTTATGATAATTTTACTGTAAACAGAGGTTTCTTTAATGTAGATGTTATTGGCGCTTCACAAAAGCCGCATATCTATTTGGATCCAACTACTTCAATGGGAGGTAGTATGGTTCTTCCCTTTTTCTATTTTAGAAACGCTTTGACTATTCCTAACTCAGAGTGGAATGAAATGGGGCGCATTGATCTTAAGGCAATGCAACAACTTAAACATGCTAACGGAGCTACTGATTCAGTCAGAATTTCTGTTTTTGCATGGACAGAAGATTTGGTTCTTTCGACGCCAACAAATACTGATCCACTTACTCTTGTTCCACAAGGAGGTATTGTGGATTTTGCAGATGCAGTTAAGCTTACTATGAAAAGCAAATTGCAATGTGTTTGTTGTAAATCTAATGAAGCTATTCAAGAAGATGATGATTCTGATGCGAATTCAGATGAAACATTGCGTCCCCAATCTGGTTATAAAGACGAGTATGGAGGTAAAGTTTCTGGTCCCGCTACCGCACTTGCAAATATTGCTGGTGCTTTGGTTAAGGTACCAGGAATTGGACTTTATGCTCGTGCTTCTCAATTGGCTTTATCCGGCGTAGCGAATATTGCTTCGTTATTTGGATATTGCAGACCAGTTGTCGATGCAGCAATTGTACCATATAGACCGGTTTATGCTGGTAATATGGCTAATTGTAATGTTCCTGACAGTTGTACGAAACTAACAACTGATATTAAACAAGAAACTACTATTGATCCTAGAACGGTAGGATTGAGTGGTGTAGATGAAATGAATTTGAAATCTATTATCACGCGTGAATCTTATTTGACATCATTTGATTGGAATGTTTCGACTATGGCCGGAATTAAACTATTTACTACTCAAGTAACTCCTTATATGTGGGATGTCTTGAATATAGGAGGTAGTGAAGAAATTCACATGACACCAGCTTGCCACGCTGGAATGTTATTTCAAAATTGGAGAGGAACAATGAAATATCGATTTCAGGTTGTTTCTTCTAATTTTCATAAAGGACGTTTGCAAATCCAGTATGATCCTTATGAATCTTTAGAAAATGAATTTAACGTAGCTTATAATAAGATTATTGATATTTCAGAAGAAAAAGATTTTACGGTTGAAATCGGTTGGGGTACCGCTTACCCTTATGCAGATGCGGTTAATCCAGGAACAGCAAGTTTGCCTTTTAGGCGATTTAATTTCGATTTGCCTTTTCCGGATGCCACACCTAGCATACAAAATGGACAATTGTCTGTTTGGATACTGAATGATCTTACAGTACCCAATTCAGCAATTAACAATGATATTCAAGTGAATGTCTTTGTGTCTTGCGGCGATGATATGGAATTCGCCAACCCTACAGATGAATACATGGAAAAATTGGTATATTTTCCTACACCTGTTGTTTCGGACGCTGCTCTTAAGGGCGCTGAAAAGGAAGATAAAGATACTCCTTTGCGTCCTCAGTCTGGTAATACACTTATTGCACCAGATACTGAAGAAACAGAAGAACCTTCTCGTCCTATGGGAGAACAAGCTATGCCTATTATGGGCGCTTCCATTGATCCTTCTGATGGATTGAATTCAATTTGTTTTGGTGAAAAAATTACATCTATTCGAGCTTTGCTTAAAAGATATTCTTTAACCACTACATATGGATGCCCACCAGGTGCGGGTCATTTCTTGTATAGTCGAACATCAATGAATTTTCCTCTTTACAGAGGTTATGCCCCTAATGGAATTCATACAGCTGGAGTTACACCATATAACTTTTATAAGCATACAGTGACAAATCACTTTACACCCTGTTATGAAGGATGGAGAGGTGGTTTGAGACGGAAAGTCGTTAGTTATAATCATAATTTTCGACGAACAGGTCTAATGAGTTCAACTCGTTTGGCTCGACCCGGTGTTCCGCCTACTGAATTTTCAGCACCATTACTCACGAATGATACTCCTGATTATATTGCTGGAGATAATTTACGTTGGTTCAATAGTGGTTTTGCTGGTATGAATATCACACCCACTACCAGTAATCCTACCATGGAAGTTGAATTTCCGTATCATCATCCAGAACGTTTTATTCCAGCAAAATCTAACCAACCTAATTTTGGAGTTGGATTGGAAAAGAATTATTCTAATATTTTGCAAGTTGCCGCTACGGTTGATAACCCAAGTGGTCCTTCTTTCTTGGATTACAACGCTGTTGGTGATGATTTTTCGTTATTCTTTTATACAGGAGTACCGATTATGTATTATGCACCATCCGACCCAAATGCTTAGGGTCAACAAGATCAGTAAGATTAAACTTACTTAATAATAAATACTGTTTTTTAAAGATTTGTACAGTAAACAAATCTCCTTCGGTGACTGAAGGTGAGATTCATTTTTAATGAATTAAAAAGTCGCGCTACAAACTTAAAGTTTTTACTCTAATTTTCCCTGCGCGGTTTAACCCGCACAGGTTTTTATGAGTCACAACTTTAAAAGCGCGACTCGGCGATATATATATTAATATATGTATTGCTTAGCCCACAC